CAAGGTAGGAGCCTCCTTAGAGGATGTAAGGGTGAAATCTTGTAAGGCCTTCTTCATCAAATCCAAGTCGTTGGCATCCACCACGTCAGGCGACTTGAAGAGCCGCTGCAAGGCCGACTGAGCAGCGTTGCGTGCAGACTCCACGTTGCTCGTTGCGGCGGTGATAGAAGACTCTGAAAAGTCCAGTTCATCAGGAACTTTGACCTGTCGCGTCTGTAAGGGATCGTCAATAGGATCGGACAACGTCATCTCTCGACCCGGTTCCGTCTTCTTGACCTGACCCCCGAACTCATAGATCAGACCCTCCTCGCCCATGTCACCAAATATTTCCCGTTTCACATCCGCGATGTCTATCGGCTGCCGGTTGTCGCGCAACTGCTGACGTATCACACCTACCTGATCGCCCAACTTCTTCTTCTCTGCCCGCAGGAGGTCTCCCACTTTAACGACGGTATCCTCAGAAATCGTCTTATCGTCTACCGCTTTAAGGAAGGCTTGACGCTGTTTCTTTCCTTCAAATCCTGCATTAAACGCCTCAGTCACCGGCCCCGCTTCTCTCCCCGTAGTAATGCCTAAAGTTTCCACTCCCACTTTAGCGCCCATCCGCCCGCTCTTACGAGCTACAGCACCTGCGCCCTTACCTGCGCCTACAATGGTGGATATGGCAGGGTCTGAGGCTATGTCTGCAACCTTAGCAGCCTTGCCTAAGGCTCCAGCCAGCCTGCTAGCACCAGCGCCCCTGGAGGCCAACTGGAGGCCTTTGATGCCAGGAAAGAGGATGCTGGCAGCGTTGGCTATGCCGGCCGTAGGGTCTTCCTGCAGTTGCTCTGGAGAAAAACTCTCCTTGAACTCACCAAAAGCCTGCCTTGCCAGGTTTACGTCAGGGTCCTTACGATTCTCTTCTTTGTCCTGTATAATCCTCTTTCCTACCCCCCGGCCTAAGGCGAGGATGCCCTTGCCGGCGGCGATGGGATCATCTATGACTGCTCCCAGTTCAGCGAACCTGTTTCCTAAAGATGTGGGAAAGTTGCCGGCCGCATTGCCCAAGGCCCCCACCATCGACTGCCCCTCTTTTCGCTGGAATGGCGCCGCCTCAGGGTCAAAACCCACACTCCCCATCTGTTGAAGAAAGTTACCTTCCTCCTCCTCCTCATCCGGGAGGTCATAGCCCATCATCTCTTTCCACAGTTCCTTAAATTCTGATGAGGCCATCCTACTTGACTCCCCCAAGGCGCTGACGCCACAAGTCAGAGACGCCTACCTTGATGTCAAACTTAGGTGATACATAAAAGCCTGATTGCCGCACACCCCCTATATAGCGGGTGCCTGAGTCTTCCAACTCTCGCATACGGTCAGTCATCGCTTGCTGGGCAAATATCCAACTGTCCCACCGGTCAGGGAACAGTTGCTTATACGGTTCCACGTCCTGCGCGGACAAGACCCCGGACTGAGCGGCGGTAGCGGCGACAATAGCCAACCTAGCCCCCTCTGCATCTATGCGCGACAAAGCTCGTTGCCCCTCTGGTGACGCCGCCAAATTGGTCTTGCCTATATACTGCTTGTTTTCATCCACCAACCGATAGAAGGATATTAGCGCGGCCTGTAGGTCGGCCCCTGCCCGCACCGTCGTCTCCTGCTGACTTGACATATCCCGACCAGCAAACGTCTTCACGTCAGCGCCCAACCCAGATAGAATGGGTAGTATCTCCCTTTGCGTTATCTCGGGAAGACCTCGGAAGGTGTCAGGGTCATCTACAAACTTCTTCGCCAACGAAACCATACCTGCATGTTTTGGATCTATCTCTGGATTCTTCAAGTCGAAGACTCTCGCCTGCGACAGGGCACTAGCATCATCCGCAGACCTTGAGGTCTGTTGTGCCCCTACAAATCCTGCGGCCTCTCCCGGGCTAAGTTTCCCTCGCTTAGCCTCCTCCACATGTTCTGGTATCTGGAAAGGGTTCTGCGCCGTACCGCCTGCCGCACTAGGATTCAGCCCAACTGACGGTCCTGAAGAAACATTCCTAGCTAAGGCTTCTCGGGCAAAGACATCTTCCCCCCTAGCCTTACCTAAGGCCAGTTCCTCTAATTCTTTCCCTCTAGTCAGTGACTGGAACGTATTGTAGGCTCCCAGCCCCGTATTGGCGGCGGCGATAGCCTTCAACAGGCCGGAGCGCTTGGGCTCTACCAGGTTGGGCTGGTTGTTGGCCCTGGGCGACAGCGCATTGATAAGGTTGGACATCGCCATGGCCTTCTTATTCTTCTTATTCGCCTTGCCGATAGCCCTGCTCTCAAGAAACGACTGTGCCAGTGGTAGGCCTACGCTGAGTAGTGGTAAGAGTGCCATATTATCTCCTATACCAAATTCGCAAGCCGCCGGAACTCAGCGATCTCTGCCGGCGTAGGCCTGTAGCCCGGCTGGTTGATCTTAGCCCTGAGGGCATCAAAAGCCTGCTTGTTCTGATTGCCCCGTGGATCCTGAAGACCCCGGTCGCCTAAGGCTCGGTCTATAGGTGACTGGTCTACCACAGGCCTTGCTGGTGCCTGGTCGATGACTGGAGCACCTACCAACCCCTTGCTTACCCGCTGGCCTAATGCATTATAACGCGTGTCATCTCCTGGATCTCTGGTATCATTGTTGTCGACAAAGGTGTTATCAACCTTCAGAGGATCACGCTCTCCTGGAGGAGGTGGTGGAGGAGGAGGAGGTGGTGGAGGTACGTCGAAGCCCAACGCCTTTCGCATTGCGTCGTTCTTAAGGTTAAAGGACAACGCCTTCTCTATGTCATCACCGGGGGCAGGAGACTCTCTCGCGGCGAGGACCTGCGCTAAGGTATCCAGGTCCTGCTGACGGGCTACCTCGCCCCTGCCCGCCTCGAAGCCGCGCTCATCCAAGCCGAAGGCTTTGTCGAACTGCCCTCCCTGTTGTCTCATGCGTTCACGCTCAAGACCCTGACTCTGTCCAAAGCGGTTGGATATATCACTTAGTTCTCTGCTCTGAAGGCGCTGTGACTCCAACCTTGCCGCTTCCTGCTCCGACATGCTTCTGTCAAATTGACTGCCTTGCTGACCTAACTGAGCTTCAAACTGACTGCCTTGCTGTGCCATACGCTCACGCTCAAGACCTTGGCCCTGACGGAAGCGGTTAGATATATCACTTAGTTCCCTACTCTGAAGACGCTGAGACTCAAGCCTAGCAGCCTCCTGCTCCGACATGCTTCTATCAAACTGAGAGCTTTGCTGACCCAGTTGAGCCTCAAACTGGCCGCCCTGCTGCGCCAGCCTCTCACGTTCCAGTTGTTGCCCTTGCCGGAAACGATTGGATATGTCGCCAAGTTCTCTTGACTGTAGACGCTGTGCTTCCAGCCTCGCCGCCTCCTGCTCTGCGAGGCTCCTATCAAACTGGCTACCCTGTTGGCCCAACTGCGACTGAGCGAGGGCCTCCTGTGCCTGCGTAGCTCTACGCTGTTCCTCCAGCGATTGGCCAAAGCGGGAAGAGACATCACTCAACTCCCTGCTCTGTAGGCGCTGTGCTTCCAGCCTGGCGGCCTCTTGCTCGGCCAAACTACGATCAAACTGAGAGCCTTGTTGCCCCAATCGTTCCCTCTCCAGTCCCAAGCCCTGACCAAACCTGTTGGATATGTCAGACAACTCCCTCGACTGTAGCCGCTGCTGTTCTACCCTGGCAGCCTCAGCCTCATTCAAGGCCCGCTGTCCCAGCGTAGACTGCCCGTCCAGTTCGCCCGTCAACTCGCCTGCCTGTAGCCGTTGCTGCGCCACGCGTGCCGCCTCAGCCTCTGATAACGCGTCACGGGAGACGTCCAGAGCGCCCCTGCCCAGTTCCTGCTCTAAGCCGAAACGCTCCTGTGCGCCTACGCGCTCACCGAAGAGGGTCTTGCCCTGCTCACGCTCCTGAAGGCTACGTGCTAAGTCTTCCTCCACACCCGCCTGCTGTATGTCTAAGGCCCTGGAGCCTAAGCCTAGCTCTGCCTCCAGACCCTGTCGCCGTAGACTCTGATCGCCTAGAGCCAAACCCTGCTGACCCTCCAGTGCCTGAGCCCCTAAGGTCTGGGTGCCTCGCAGGTTTCCTGTAAGCTCACCCTCTCTCAAGCCCCTGTTGGCCTGGTTCTCCTGGAAGGCTATCGCCCTATCCAAGTTCCTACCACCCAACTGCGCACCCAAAGCGTCGACGTTGAGTCGGCCAAGGTTGGTCTGTCCAGCGAACTCACCCAAGACGTCAGCGGAAGCCCCGGCACTAGCACCACCGCCGATGACACCGAAGCGTTGGAGGTCTTCTACCAACTGGTTGCGCTCTTTGCCGACATTCTGCTCAAACTGAGCCCTTAGAAAGGCCGTCTCTGGGTCTTCGCCTGTCTGCCCTACGTCAGATAGAAGTCTTTGTTGTAGTGCCGCCTGCAGTGGGTCCTGTGCCGCCGCCACCTGCTGCTGACCGAACTGCGTACGCGCCTCTGGAGTAGTAAAGTCAAATGTCTGTGCGTTCTGGATCTCGGTAGCCTGCTGCGCCTCTGCCGGCCTCGGATCCTGTAGTCCTCGATCACCCTGAGCGAAGTCGGGCACGGGGCGAGGCAAGGCCCTGTCAGGCTCAAAGGCCGGTAGGCCAGTGATAGGGTCTATGTTGCCACGCTCTGGCTCAAAGCGCTCAGAAGGGGGTAGCGGAGGCGTCCCGTTAGTCGGTGGAGCCGTAGGAAGACCGGTAAAAGGGTCTACGCCCGGAGGCGCTGTCGGGGCGGGTTGCTGACCCGGAAACGGCTGCTGGGGCGTACCATTAACAGGAGATGCTCCGGGGAAAGGTTGCTGTGGTGTGCCGTTCCTCGGGTCCTGAAGGCCTCGGTCTCCCGGTGCTACAGGAGGGGTTCCATTAGGTTGGCCTGGTTGAGCGAAACTCGGTACTGGTCGTGGTGTAGGCTGAGCGAAGTCAGGTACAGGCCTCTCCGCTGGCTGAGCAAAGTCGGGTACAGGTCGTGGGCCAGAAGGCCTCTGAAGGTTCCTGTCAGGAGGTGTCTGGGTTCGAGGGTCTACTAGACCCCTATCCCCAAGGGCTGCGTCTATGGGACGCTGAAGGTTCCTATCACTGAAGGGCTGTATACCCCCACCCTGCATACCCGCCGGCAGAGGGCGGGGACCGGAACCAGAAGAAGCCGCGTTGTTGATCGCCGGTTGAGCGAAGCCCGGCACAGGTCTGCCCTGTTGCTGCTGCTCAAACATCCGCTGCCTTGCGGCCCTCTCCGCTGCTATCTGCGGGTCATTCTCAAAGGCCGCACTACGCTCTTCTGCGGACATACCCGCCGTTCGCTGGCGAAAGTCATTCAGTAGCGGATGCTCGTTTATCGACTCATTCCGAGCGAAATTGGGGACAGGCCGAACTTGGGGACGGTGGAGGTTGAACCTGTCACCACGGGCAGGCCTCTGCAGGTTCGCCCTATCACCCCGCTGCTGCATCAGATCCCGTGTCAGTCGCTGGCGGTCGTTAGGGGCGAAGGTGGCCTGCTTGACCTGAGCATTACCACCAGGATGCCTCAGGCGATTCCTGTCGCTCTGTCTGGGCCGCTGGAGATTAGCCCTGTCATTAGGAGGCGCCGCAGGCCTTCTGAGTCTGCTTCTGTCGCTGCTTATCGCTGCCATAGCTATACCGTTACCGCGTCTGTGCCGAAGCGGATGACCAGTTCATCACCCCTGTTACGTATCGGCGGGGACCTGCGGTTCCCCTGTTGACTGCCGTTCTGTTCAAAGGCCGATTCCAAGGCCCTGCTCATACGCTGGGACTCTCTGTCCGCCTGCTCTATGTCGCCCTCCTCTTCCAGATATAAGGAGGTAGCGTGGTGGGTGATGACGTTCTCTACCACACGAGGGATACCCAAGGCCCTCAGTTCGGTGCCGTCGTTGGCGCTGGTCCACTCGTCGATGTCCGCCAGGTACCTTACCCGGATAGAAGTCGTAGAGTTAGCAGGGGTACGCCAGAGGCTTATCAGATACTCCCCCGTAGTCCCTACGTCTATACCTCCGAGGTATACGGCCTCTATCGTCCCCGAGTCGTCCTGGTCCGGGTCTATCTGGTCATACATATCCGTGCCGATGATGTCCAGCGGACGGTTGTTCGTCACGTCCGTGAAGCTGAAGAAGCCAGTAACGTTAGTAGTAAAGGGGGTGTAGTCTCTTGTCCCCGACACCGTAGTAAACGTCGTAGTCTGGTCCAGCCACCACCAGTTGGCTAAGGGCTTGACCTCCGCCAGAGAGAAAGACAGATACCCTCTAGCAAAGTCCCTATACTCTTTGGTGTCTACGTCCAGACCTACGCGCCGTATGACCAGGTCCATAGCCTCACTGAGTAACATCTATGCCTCCTGTAGACCCCCACCATCAGATACGAGAGCGACCTCACTCAAGCCTTCCGTATTCGCCGGCAGTTGCGCGTTGAGAGAGTCTTCCGCGACGATGTCGAAGCGCACCTTACCGTCCAGCTTCTGACCGGTGATCGCTTTGTCGAGCCACTCCTTGTACCTCATCGACTTGATCGGATTACCATGACGGTCCTTCAGCGCCCCCTCATGCATCAACGCCCCCTCTGGCGTGTTGACGTCGTCAACGTGGTTGGTACAACGTCCCGAAGGCGCTACATACATAGGGATATAACCCGGAGGCTTGGGGCAGAAGTCGTTGCCGTGACGTACCTCTACACCACCATAGACCTTCAGCGCCGCCTCATCGTCGTAGTTGCGTACCCACTCACCCAGCGGCAGTCCCGGCAGGGGCGGGAGACCGATGGCCTTTCTCACCTCTGGATCCTGGAGTTGCTTCAGAAAGGCGTCCTTCTCCTCATCACCTGTCGTAGGTGTCTTGTCCTCCTCCAAAGGCTCCGGTATAGACTCCTGAAGCTCTTTGACCGCCTGGGGGTCTACCTCACCCTTCTGTGCACCCTTCGCCTGACCCATAGCGTCAAAGTTGGGATCCTTCTCTATCGTCGTATTCTTAGCCATCATATCTCCTAGGGTTTAATGATCCGGGCAAGACGTATGCCCTTAAACTGCTCTCGCCACGTAAGGGCCATGCCCGCCACCTTAGCCCACTGCCGCAAGTCAGGGAAGTCACAGTCCCTGACACGCTTTCTCGTTCCGTTGTTCAAGAGGGTAGCCACCAGCATCTGCCCGCCGCCCCTGAGGTGTTCTGACGCCTTGCTGACGATCTCCTGAGGGTCGCGCACATGCTCCAGCAACTCACCACACAAGACGTAGTCAAAGCGTTCTTCCGAGGAGAAGTCTTCCACCAGACAGTGGTGCATCTCCATGCGCTCGATCATGTCCGCCGGTACACGGGTAGCCTCGGCCTCGAAGACGTCGATACACTCCCTCGCCGGCTCTATGCCCACCACCCTGTGTTCTCTGTAGGAATACCATAATAGGTTGCCGCCCGTAGAAGCCCCCATATCGAGTATGGAGGTGTAGGGCTTTATGCCGAAGATCTCCCAGTAGTAGCGATGACCTACCCACTGGTTGCGAGGCAAAGAGGCCTGGTGGTCCACGAAGTCCTGGTAGGCCTCTTTGGTGAAGAGATGATCCATGAAGTGTCGGGAAGAGGCGTCCCCCTTCCCGACCTCCTTTAGTTGTCCTTACCGTCAGAGACGGAGGGACGGTGCATCTCTACATCCGCGATGCCGCCAGAGACGGCGCTGGCACCTTTCATGCCCTGGATGTAGTCGCCAGCCACGTCGGCATCATCAATAGAGCCGGCGGTAGCCGTCAGGTAGCAGTCGGCATTGTCAGCGAAGCCGGTGAGCGCGAGCGCCACACCCTTACCGCTGATCTGATACCAACCGTTCTCCGATGCCACCGTAGCCGCCATGGCCGTAGCGATAGGACCTACGTCGTCGGCGACAGCCAACTTCGTAGACCAGTCGTCGGCGTTGTATACGACCACCTCACCGACCGCCGTTGAGGCCAGCCCCTGGAGGTAGATGAACTCGCCTACACCGCGATCATCGGAACCAACGTCTACCGCCAGAGCGATCATCCCCAGAGGGGCCTCTTTGTCGGTAGAGTTCTCGTTGATATCCTGATCACAGGTATAAGCACCTATGAACTGATAGTCTCCTGCCATGATCAATCACCTTAGTTCCTTTCTACCTCTATGGGCAGAGTTAAGGGGTCCATTGGCTTGGTCCCCGAAAGGTTCCTACGCGCCTGTAAGAGCGGTAGAGACAGCCAGCCTACGCCGGTTGTCGGTGGTCTGCTGTACCCCGGCGACCTTGTAAGCCAACTGCGCCAACTGGCCGTTTGACTGCAGAGTCACGAAGGGTGTGGTGGTGAAGTTAGCCTGACGCAGCACATTGAGCTTCAGGTGCCTCTTGTCGATGTAGTAGCAATGCAAGGCCGCCACGTCGTTGTCAGCGATGAGGGTACTATCATAAAAGGGCGGGTTCATCTGTCCGCCGATACCACGGGCATTCTGTGTCGTGGTACGAGCGTAGCCCTGTGACGACAGCGCCTCCCGGTAAGCCCGGACGATGCTGTAGGTGGTGACGATGTGAGAGACACGGCCACCCTGGATACGTACCAGGTCGATGACGTCGTTCCAGTGGTCGATACCGTTGAAGATGTTGGTAACGGTCTGGGTGGTAAACGTCACGGCGCTGGTAGACCGCTGGCATTCCCAGGCGGTGGTGGTAGCGGAGTTGATGCCTCCGATAGTAGCCCCCGCCGCGTCGGCCATGAGGTCCTGCGTCCCCAGCATCGTCTTGCCGGCCTGTGCACCCAGCGCGTCTTCGTTGATCGCCTTGACCAGCGAAGAGGTAGCATTGGTGTCCAGATACGACAGTTCGTCAAAGACCTGCTCCGGTCCTGAGTTCTCCCAGTCTTCCGTGTCCGAGAGGATAATCGGTACCGCGTAGTAACGCCGCTTGTAGTGGGCGCTCTCCACGGGGTCTATCGGGCTCTTCGGCAACACATCGTAGGTGTCAAAGGCTGTGGCCGATCCACCGCTGGTGGCGACGCGAGTACTTATCTCTTTGCCGCCACGGTCGGTCATCTTCAGTCCGGCCTGTCGGAGGAGGTCTGTATAAGCATACTCCTCAAAGAAACCGTCCTGTACTTCAGGTCGTATTGTCCGCCTTGTCGCGGACCACCTGGTATTCCATACTTCTGAGGTTGTCTGTGGCATGGTTATGCTCCGCTATTTAGTTACATGGTTTCAGCGATAGCTGAGATCGCCTCTTGCGGAGACAAGGACCCTTCCTGGGGCGTCTGTGCTGTGTTGCTCTGCGTCCTGACCTTCTTCTTCGCCGCCTTGCGGTGGCCGTTCTGCTTGGTCACCGCCTCCTCCTGAGCCTTCGCCGGCAGGCCATGAGCCATGGCGACAATCTCTGGGATGGTGTAGGGTTTTTGGGTCAACGGGTTGGGCTTACCCCACAACGCCCGTATATGGTCCCCAGCGGCATCGGTCTTCTCCGCACCGTAAGCCTCGTCCGAAGCCTTCAACTCCTCGTTGATAGCCTTAGACTGGGCCTCTGTCTGTGCGGCGGTCATCTGCTGTGTAGACGCCTGTGTCTGCTCTACGACAGGCTGGAGGGTAGCCACAGCCCATTTCAGTTGCTGCAGTTCCGCCTTAAGCGTCGTGTTCTCCTGCTGTACCCCTTGAATGACGGAGAGGCCTATGCGGTCCTCTTGTGTCAGGTCAGGGTTCTGTAGAGCGCGGCCTATAAGGTCATCCGATTCGGGCTTCAGCGCCGTAATGAGTTCCTTCTGTTGGTTCAGTTGCTCCTGCATCTGAGCCTGAGAAGTCTCAATACGCTGCTGATACTCCGCCTCCAACTGACGACGCTGGTCGGCCAGGTCCTGTGTCTTCCGTGTGTAGTCTGCTAACCGTAGACCCCCTTCTGGGCTGTCGGCAGAGTTGGGGTCAACTGTCTCTGTGCTTTCTGGCTGTTCTCCGTCGTCCGAAGAGACCTCGCTCTGGTTGTCCTCTGCCTCAAAGTCCGGGTTAGCGAACTCACTGACAGGGGCCTCGGCAGGCTGTTCCTCAGTGGCGGGAGAATCCGTCAGCAATCCTTCTGACATGATCTATTCTCCAAATGGGCTATAGGTTTCCATCATGGGCCTGTTGATAGACCCCTCGTGTGTCCTGCTCATATCTACGTCGCTACGGGCGTACATCTTCTGTCTCAGTTCCTCCACCGTGTCCGCCTCGATGACCTCTACGTTTGGATCGCGCTCTGTCCGTGGCGCGTTCTCTCTGTTGTAGATGTCTTCCTCTATCTCTTCTTTGGTCTCTGGCGGCAACTCCACCCACCCCCGCTCCTTCAGCAGTTGCTGCTTGTGTTCGTAGGACTCTATGACCATACCGAACTGAGGGTCGAACTCACCATACTTACGGCCCGAATGAGAGCGGTGGATCTGGTTGCCCTTCGTACTAGCCCACGTAGCCTCCCCACCACAACTGCAGGTAGTAGAAGTAGGTCTGGGTGGTTCGTAGAGATGGTCGAAGACCTTAGCGCAGGTACCGCACTCGAACGTCCATGTAGCAATCACGACAGGGTAGCCTTTAGGGCGCCTATCTGTGCCGCCGTCAGGATGTAGACCGTAGTGTCGGACTGGTTGGCCTCTCTTGCGCCCTCGAGAATGGCTAGACCAGGATGCTCAACCTTTGCGGGTTTATCCTCAACCTTTGCGGCCTTCTTCTTCGGTGGGGCCTTTTTGGCCGGTGCCTTCTTTCTAAGCATTATTGTCCTCCTATATCCGCTACGTCGTTCTGTACTTCCTGCGACAGTAGTTGAGCGTTCTGGTTGACACGACTTTGAAGGCCCAGGATCGGTGCGGAGACCTCGTTGGGACTCGTAGCACCCGATATAGCCGCCTGCTTCTCCGCCTCATGAGCGGCCATGTGCTGCTGGAACAACTGGTCGATACCCTGTACCCACTGCTGAGAGTCTAATGACCCCTGTTGAGCGGCCTGGAACTGAGCTACGTAGGTAGGATCTTCCTGATACTGGGGATGACCCTGGAGGTGGGCATCGTGGTCCTGGCCCGGTACGACGCCTGGATCCTGGCCTGTGGTGAGGATCATGTTGTTCTCGAGGAAGATAGCCTGCTGGGCCTCCTCGTTGACGTCCGGGTTCAGCACCGCCTCTGGATCGGCTATCTCGTAGGTAGATGTAAGGAACTTAGCGAGGGCTTCGTTGTTGAATTCCGGTAGACCGTAAGCCCTGTCGAAGAACTCGAGCGCTTTGCCCATCTCCAACTGTTCGAAGAGGGGTCTTGTAGATCCGGCCTGTACCGCTACGCGGAAGTTCCAGTGGAAGTCGGCGTTTCTCAGAGCTCTGGAAAGTTGCTGCTCCTGATTCCCGGCGACGTTGACCTTGAAGAACTCCGGCTCATACCTCGGATCGCCCATGATCTGGAAGGCGTTACGGACGATCTGCTCATAGGCGAAGCCTACTCTCGCTTCCATCCACTCTCTGAGCATAGAAGAGGCGGCAGCTACAAGACCGGCCTCTGTCGCCGTCTTCTCGGACGAGTCGCCCTGACCGCCAATCTCTGATATAGCCGAAATCTTCTGGATGTACATATTGGCGCGGTCTTCAAGGCCATACTGTTCCGCCGGCACCGAGCCATACTGGAGTTCTTTGAAGTTGTTGATGTCCACGACGTAGTGGAGTTCGCCATCATCGCCTCTACGTATGTCATCCGCCAGATTGGGATTCTTGGACTGCTCCCCCTTATTGACCAAAAGCTGACGCGCTGTACGCTTGAGGACGGCGCTCTGTCTAGAGACGGACTCTATGACGATGTCTTGAAGATCTTTGAGATACTCCATCCTCGACGTCGGGTTGTAGCTGTCATACGAGTGGTCAAACTTGAGGGGGACGAAGGGGAAGCCCTGCTCTACCAAGAACCCTGAGCCTTCCTCGCCCTCCTCGAGGTTGAAGACCGGCTGACCCTCCTCATCGAACTGAGGCTCGGGAGGATCTGTAAACGGGTTCATGACCTGAGGGAAGTCCATATTAGCGAAGGGATGAGGTATGTCCTGGATCTCTTCCTTGACACCTTCCGCGAACATGATCTGGCGCTTGTTCATGCGGTCATGGATGCGGCGGACTTTGACATTCTCACCGTTGAGGACCGACTGTCTCAAGGCTTCCTGCTGGGCCGTGTCGCCCCGTGCCTGCATGGAGTCACCAAAACCCAACTCGTCGTTCTCGTCTACCTGAGTGGCTTTGATCTCCCGCTTATGCTCTATGTCCGGGTCGTCCTTCAACTGCTTCAGCGGCACCCACATGGTCTCTATGATGTAACGGGCATGGCCGAGGATGTGGGGCGGACATTGAGGATCTA